AAGGTGTAGATGTAACAAAAGTTTGGAATCAATTAAAATTTAGTGGTGAAGGTGGAGCATATACAGTACCAGTTCCAAACGCAGGTTATAATCTTGTGCTACCGATAGATAAAGCAAAAGCACTCCCAGATGCACAAGAAACATCAGTTGAAAAAGATGAACGAGGCACTAAAATAGAAGTTCCAGCAATTAAAACATCAGCACCGTTAGCAAAGTTTGCTACAGATCAAGTTACTTTTATTATTAGACCATCTAATCCAGACTTTTTGGAACCTGATCTTAAACAAGATCCTGAAATAATGTCTGCAATAGAAAATGGAACAGCATTTAGTTTATTAACAGCATTTCCAGGCGATCCTAATATTCCTCCAGCAAGTAAATGGAATGGTCAGTTTGCAGTAATATTACCTAGTTAATAAATATATTGACATTGTTATAGTTTAATGTTATAGTATATAACTTAAGGAGTTATATATGTCAGTACACATTTCCGAAGCAGACAAAGTACGATTAAAACATCTTGTCAGTGAAGGTGTTAGAGTTAAGCAAGAAGTAGAATCGCTTAATGAAGGTTTAAAAGAAACAGTAAAAGCAATCGCTGAAGAACTCGAAATAAAACCAGCCCTATTAAATAAAGCAATAAGAATTGCATATAAGGGCGACCTGCAAATTCATGCTAATGAATTAGAAGATGTTGAAACAATACTAGATGCTATAGGTATGCGTTTATAAATGAGTTACGTTGATGCACATTTTTCTCCTGAGCGAGATATGTTGTATGTTGTCGAAAGGGTAAATGGGAAACGAGTATTTAAAGAGTTTCCTGTTAATTATACAGCATATTATGAAGACCACAATGGGCGTCAAGATACTATTTTTAGTACCAAAGCAACAAAAGTAACACACCGTAGTAAAAAGAAATTCAATCGTGAATTAAAATTACATAATCGAAAAAGAATATACGAAGCAGACATGAACTGGACTTTTCGTACTCTCGAGAATAATTATCTTGATGCAGAAGTACCAGAGTTAAATGTTTGCTTTTTTGATATTGAAGTTGACTTTATGCCTGAAAAAGGTTTCGCACCAGTAACTGATCCGTTTGCTTCTATTACTGCTATTAGTGTATATTTACAATGGGTTGATAGTTTAATTACATTAGCATTAATTCCACCTACATTAAATGTAGCAGAGGCAACTAAATTATCAGAAGAATTTGAGAATACTTGGTTATATGAATCTGAGGATGAGTTATTAAAAACATTTTTAGATCTTATTGATGATGTAGATGTATTAAGTGGATGGAACAGTGAAGGATTTGATATTCCATATATTGTTAATAGGGTTACTTTAGTATTGGGTAAACATTATACTCGTAAATTATGTTTATGGGATTTATATCCAAAACCTCGTACATTTATTAGATATGGTAACGAACAGGAATCATTTGATATTATAGGTAGGCTACATTTAGATTATTTAGAATTGTATAGAAAATATACATATCATGAAATGCATTCATATTCGTTAGATGCAATAGGCGAGTATGAACTTGATGAAAGAAAAATTGCATATGAAGGTAGTATTGATGATTTGTATAAAAATGATTTTAGAAAGTTTGTAGAATATAACAGGCAGGATACAATGTTGCTTGTAAAAATAGACGATAAGAATAAGTTTATTGATTTAGCAAATGTTATTGCACATGCCAATACAGTATTACTTCCAACAACAATGGGTGCTGTCGCAGTTACAGATCAAGCTATTGTAAATGAAGCACATAAGCAAGGAGTAGTAGTACCCAATCGAAAACAACGTAAGGCCGAAGTTGAGCGTGATGATTATAGTATGCTAGAAACTAAAACTGCTGTAGGTGCGTATGTTGCATATCCAAAGAAAGGTATGCATGAGTTTATAGGTGGCATTGATATTAACAGTCTGTATCCAAGTGTTATTCGTGCAATGAATATGGGACCAGAAACAATCGTAGGGCAGTTAGAACCTGATTACACAAATGTATATATTAATGAGAAGTTGCAAACAAAAGGAGCAAGTTTAGCAGATGCTTGGGAAGGATTGTTTAGCACTATTGAATATCAAAAAGTAATAGAAAAAAATAAGTCTGATAAAATTACTGTTAGGTATGAGAATGGTAAGACTGATGTAATGACAGGTGCAGAGATATACAATCTTATATATAAAAAAATGCCTATGTGGTGTTTAAGTGCTAATGGTACAATATTTGATCAAAGTAAAAGAGGAATAATACCTGGATTACTAGAAAGATGGAATGCTGAACGTAAACAACTTCAAGCAAACATGAGAGAAGCAAAAAATGAAAGAGAAAGAGCATTTTGGGATCGGAGACAGTTGGTCAAGAAAATTAATCTTAATAGTTTATACGGTGCTATTCTTAACCCTGGTAGTAGGTTTTTCGATATTAGGATTGGTCAGTCTGTTACTCTTACTGGTAGGAGCATTACTAGGCACATGGGTTCTAAGACAAACGAGATTATTACAGGAACGTATGATTATAAAGGAGACTCCATTATATACGGAGACACAGACTCTGTATATTTTACAGCCTTCCCTTCACTCACAAAGGAAATCAAAAGTGGTGAAGTGGACTGGAATAACGACTCGGCCATAGTATTATATGATCAAATTGCAGATGCAGTTAATGATAGTTTTCCGGAGTATATGAGAGAGTCGCACAATGTTTTAGAAGAACGAGGAGTAATTATTAAAGCAGGTCGTGAGTTAGTAGCAAGTAAAGGAATTTTTATTACAAAGAAACGGTATGCTGTTTTAATTTATGATTTAGAAGGCGATCGATTAGATATTAATGGTTATACTGGTAAAGTTAAGGCTATGGGGTTAGATTTGAAAAGGTCAGACACGCCAGCTTTTATGCAAGAATTTTTAAATGAAATTCTAAAAAGTTTATTAGAAGGTTCAACCAAAGATGAGATTTTTAGTAGAATAAAACAGTTTAGAATATTATTTAAAGAGCGTCCAGGCTGGGAGAAAGGTACACCTAAACGTGTTAATAATTTAACAAAGTTTTGGCAGGCCGAACATCCATATGATAAATTAATAGGTAAACGTGTATATAAAAGAGCAAATATGCCAGGGCATGTTAGAGCGGCATTAAATTGGAATACATTAAAAGATATGAATAGTGATAGATATAGTATGCCTATTGTTGATGGTGCAAAAACTATTGTGTGCAAATTAAGACCAAACCCGATGGGATTTACAAGTGTAGGGTATCCAATTGATGAGAATCATTTACCAGAATGGTTTAAGGAATTGCCATTTGATCATGATGGTATGCAATCTACAATTATTGATAGCAAGATTTCTAATTTATTGGGTGTACTTAATTGGGATTTACAGGAGACACAACAGTCAGTGCTTTTTGAATCGTTATTTGAGTTAGAATAAATGTTTAGTATAAGACAAGTAGTATATAATGATAATGATTTAATAGAAATGAATAAAGCAATACATTGGGCAGAAGTAACAATACCCAATCGATATGTATGGGAAGAATTATATGATAGTTGGGATTATCCATTTACATATTTGTTTAGATTTGTTGAAAAAGCAGACATGTTATTGTTTAAGTTATTATTGAATGGAAAGCAAGTAACTCATACTTGACATATATGGAAATATGTTATATAATTAAGTATATTATAAGGAGATATAATGAACATTAAAAGTATCATATTAGCAATAACTTGTATAGGCTTGTCTACAACTGCATTTGCAGTAGATCAAACTTGGGAAGGATCTGTAGGTTGGAAAGATTTTACAATTACAACAGGCGAATCCACAGTAGTTGATCTTAAATATCAATACACTGTTCCAGGTTATACTGTTTCAGCTGCCACACATTATCAACGCACAGATGACGATGATAATATAGTTGGAGTTATGTCAACTGCTGAGACGAATGGTTTTTCTTTAAAAGCCGCTGGCGATTGGAATATAACTGACTCAGATATTACAGGTAGTCTTAAAGGACGATATGGTTTAGCATCATTAGGTGTAGGTGCGTATGTCCGAGGACGAATGGATATTGATGATTTTGATTATAGCGGTACTGATTTTGGTGCTGATTATTCATTTAAAGTTACTGATAGAGTAACAGTTGGTATCGATTATAAAATACCATATGATAGTAGTTTTAATAGACAAGAAGCGGTTGTATTGTTTAGTTTCAATCTATCATTAGATGCACCAGCAACTGCAACAAATTAATGAGGAAAAATAAATGTTAAAAGATGTTCTATTAGATGTTGTAAAACATACTAACGGTCTTGGTTTTATTGAAGCAGTAAAGATCGAAGGTACTGATGAAACTACTGATATTTCTGGAATGGATGTTGATAGAACAGTTATGTTATATGGACAATTACATAAATCAGTTAGTGAATTTAAAGGAACCTTTGGAGGTGCAAATCTTGGATTTTTAAATTGGCTATTAAATTGGGAATATCTTAATGACGATGGTGCAACATTAAATGTAATTCGTAGAGAACGAAATGGTGTAGAGCAACCTGAAGAGATGGAATTTAAAGGATCTTCTAATTCACCTTGGTATTATCGTTTTATGAGTGGTGCTCTTGTTGAAGAACAATTACGGACAGTAAGATTTAAGGGTGCTGATTGGGATATTGAATTTCAACCCAGTCAGAAAAGTATTCAATTGTTTAATAATGCCGCACAAGGTATTGTACAATTCGAACCGTATTTTGGATTGATGACTAATAATG